GGGATGATTGCACACTCCGGTCCGGCGAGGGATCATTGGGCCGGGGAGATGGAAGCCCCTGCTCTGCGCTCGCTCGCCATCATCACCGCCGGGATCTGCGGCGAGGCAGGCGAGGCGTCGGAGCACTTCAAGAAGTGGATGCGCGACGGCCGCCTCAACAAAATCGAAGCCGGAATCGAGCTCGGCGACACGCTCGCGTACCTGACTTGGCTCGCGAAGACCCTCGGCTACACGCTGGAGGACATCGCGAAGCTGAACTACGACAAGCTGACGGCAAGAGGAGCACCGACACCCCGATGAATCCCGACGGCAGTCTCGCAGGAACGGGCGACTTCGAACGCCGCGAAGCGGACCGGCGCGCGTCCAACAACGACGGCGGCGGGCTCGGCAAGATGTCGAACCCGAAGGACGTGCTGTCCGACACGCGCATTCCCCTCTGGCTCCTCTCGACGGTCGCCAAAATTGATTGGGCGCTGGCGCAGTTCGCTGGCATGCTCAAGTACGGCGCCTGGAACTGGCGTGTCGCCGGCATCCGCGCGTCAGTCTACATCTCCGCGTTGGAGCGCCACGTCGAGGGTATCAAGAACGGCGAGGAGTTCGACCCCGTCGACGGCACGCGCCACACGGGCAACATCATGGCGTGCGCCGCGATCATGCGCGACGCGCAGGCGGCGGGCAAGTTCATCGACGACCGGCCGCCGATTGTGAATCATCGCCCGGCCATCGCCGAGGGCGAAGCCCTGATGGCGGCGCTCCGCGAGAAGTACAAAGACCGCACGCCCCGGCACTTCACGATCGCAGACACGGAGAAAAAATGATCTCGCAGTTCGCCCTCGGTGCGTCCATCCTCCTCTTCCTCGTCGCGGCGATGGATCAGTGGTTCGCGGCGGGCAACCTGAAGCTGGGGCTCTTGAACCTCTGCTTCGCGCTGACAAGCGCCGCCTCCTACTGGCTCGCCACGAAATGAACCTGCGTTTCTACAATTCCGACGTCGCAACCGAGCACTACCTCGGTATCCGCTGGCCCCGCGAAATCTGGCGGGCCGTGCTGGAGCAGGCGATCAAGGACATCGTCGAAGGGCCGAGCGTCTACGAGATGCGCGGCAAGTCGCTGGAGGAGATGGCCGCGATGCGCCTGCAGTTCCAGGTCGCCGCGCAGTGCTGGATCGACGACGAGGCCAACGAGCCGAGGAGGTTCGTGTGGGTGTGCGAGCAGTTGGGGCTCAATCCCGACGCCGTGCGCCGCGAGATCGTCAAGAAAGGGGAGTAGATGGACACCGACCACCGGCTCGCCATGATCCGCGCGCAAGCGCGCAAAGAGTTCACGGAGGAGCGATTCCGCGCCGCCGTCGAAGAGGAGAAGGTCCGGCTCCGCACGCACCGCAGTCTCTGGGACCGCATTTTCCCGTTCACCATCACAGTCAGGAGAAAACAGAAATGATCGACGTCAAAGGAGTCCTTTCCAAAGCGCGCCAGGAAGTCGCCGAGGAGCAGGCGAAGAAGGCCGTCACGGCGCTCAAGCGCAAGCTGACAGACCTCTCCAACGCCCAGCAGGTGGTCAAGAACATCGAGCGCGAGATCGGCGACCTCGAAGCCAGCATCGCCGACGGCTCGTTCGCGGGCTGATGCTGGAGATCCGCCACCGTGTTCTGAGCCAGCCCGCCCGTGTGTGGTGGGCTGGCTTCCAGTCCGACACGCTGCGCCTGCAGCGGGAGGGCTGGGAGCTCGCGGCGGAGGAGGACGTCGAGTACGGCCGCATCCGCCTGATGCTCCGGCACCGGGAGATGCGGCTGTACGCTCTGACGAACGAGACCGCGTTCGACTATTACCGCCAGCATGAGCACGGTGCGCGACCGTTGGAGTTCTACGTCGTGCAGGCGTCGCCGAACTTCCAAGTGCGCGAGATGGCGGCGGTGCCGACGTACTTCGCCAAGTTTCAGCAGATCGACGCGCAGCCGCAGGTGCAGGAGGAGTGGCACGTTCGCAGCATCGAGGACTTCAAGATTTTCGCAACCCCGCTCGTGCGCACCGAGGAGTTGATCGTCGAGCCCGAGACCGTCGCCGCGATGCTGGAGAAGATCCGCAAGATGCAGGCGCCGGAGCAGGCGCGCATCCGGGCGAAGGAGCGACTGGCGGCCGCGCGCGAGGGCTCGCCCATCGGCATCTACCCGCGGCAGACCTTCCACGCGCAGATTCTCAGTATCTCGGATCACCGCAAGGCCGCGTGAAGCTAAAGCAGTTCCAACTCGACGGCGCGGACTTCCTAGCGGCGCGTACCCGCGCCTTGCTCGCGGACGAGCCAGGCGTCGGCAAGACCGGGCAACTCATCCGGGCGTGCGACCTCATCAACGCCCAACGAGTGGGCGTGCTCTGCCCCGACATCGGCGTCCTGCACTGGCGGCGCGAGTTCCGGCGCTGGTCGACAAGAGACCGTCGGGTCGACGTCATCGCGTGGGAGGACGCGCGCAACGTGAAGGGCTCGGAGCGCTGGGACGTCCTCATCCCCGACGAGTTCCACTACGGCAAGAACCTCGAAGCCCAGCGCACCAAGGCGGTGTTCGCCAAAGGCGGCCTGGCGTGGTACGCGGACCGCATTTGGTGCGCAAGCGGGACTCCTGCGCCGAACAACGTGGGCGAGCTCTGGCCGATGCTCTACGCGTTCGGCAAGACGAAGATGGGGTACGACGACTTCATCCGGTATTACTGCCACGTCGACGATCGTGGCAAGGTCCGTGGGAACCGCGAGGACCATATCGGTGAGCTACGTGCTATACTGAAATCATTCTCTCTCAGGCGGCTCAAGAAGGACGTGCTGCCTGAACTCGGGGCCATCGACATTCAGGAGTGGTACGTCGAGCCCCGCCCGGACTTCGTGATCGGCACCGTCCTCGGCTTCGCAGAAGCTGAACAGCGCCTCCGGGCGCAGCTAGCGGGTAAGTCGGCCGAGGATCTCCTCACCTTTCTCGCCGGCGATCAGGAATTCTCGACGCTCCGCCGGTTCAACGCGCTCCTCAAGGCGCCCGCGATATTCGACACGGTGCGCTTCGAACTGGAGAACGGCCTGCTCAACAAGGTCGTGATCTACGGCTACCACAAAGAGGCCCTGGCGACGCTGCACAACGCCTTCGGCCGCGCGGGGATCGGCTCGGTGCTCATCTACGGCGACACGCCCAAGGGCGAGCGCGACGGGCTGATCGAGCGCTGGAAGCGCGACGCTGCGCTGCCGGTGATCTGCGCGAGCAGCATCATCGCCAGCACCGTCCTCGACTTCACCGCCGCGCACCAGGGCATCATGATGGAGATGGATTGGGTGCCAGGGAACAACTGGCAGGCGATGCAGAGGATGCACCGCCACGGACAGGAGAATCCCGTCACCGTGCGCGTCGCCATCGGCACGCCCATCGACGAGATCGTCAGTGATGTACTGATTCGCAAGACCCGGGACATCGCCGAAATTTTTGATTGACATCTCGCCGTTCGGTGAGATGCTGAAAATTCAAGGAGCGACCAAGTGAAAAGCGAAATCAGGATTTTCTGCGACAGTGAGGCCGAACTGCGCGAGTTCGTGCAGCGCGTACTGAGCGCACCGACCGTCAACGCCGTCCTTCCGGCTTACCAGCCCGCCGCCATCTTCGACGCCAATGCGGCGCAGGAGCAGCAAGGCCCGCAGACCCCGGCCCAGCCCGAGAAGAAGCCGCGCAAGCCGCGCGCCGACGCGGGCCAGCCGCGCGGGCCGTACAAGACCGGAGCCGATGCGGGGACTACTGCGTCCTCGGCACCGGGCACTACCCCGGCGGCAGGTGCCGCGGGCGGCGACCCCGTTACCGCGGGCGGTCCCCCTGCCACGCCGACCGCAGCCGCACCGGCTCCGACCAATTCCGCAGCGCCGAGCGAACCGACTGTCCAGCCCGGCTCTACCCCCGGCTCGGCGCCGGCGGCTGCGGAACCCACGATGGACGATGCCCGAGCGGCGCTCGGCCGCATCAACGCGGTGAAGGGGCTCGGCATGAACGCCTGCATGGGGCATCTCGCCAAGTTCCACGTCAACCGCATCTCGCTGCTGGAGAAGCAGCACTTCGCCGAGTTCATCCGGCTCGCGGACGCGATGATCGCCGACCACGAGGCGCAGGCGAAGAAGGCGTGACGCAAAGCCAGGCACTGGAGTTGTACCACGCGCACGACGTCGGCCTGCTGCTCGACAACGCGGAGGAGGTCGAGATGCTGACGGATGCGAATCCGCTGCTGCTCGAAGCCTACCGCGCGCTCGCCAAACTGGCGGGGAAGGACACATGATCGGTTTTGCTGCGACGTTCACGGTCGACTTCAACTTCTGGGCGTTGATCCCGGCAGTGAACCTGAATTTCCACTCGGAGACGCTGGAAGTCGAGTGGCTCTGCTTTGCGTTCTACGTGGATTTCTTCGGCGACGAATGAGTAAGTACGCGTTCGTCCTAGAGCCTTCGTCCCACGCCGAGCTCTCCGCGTCCTCTGCGGAACGATGGATGACGTGCCCCGGCAGCGTCGCGCTCTCCGCCGGCGTGCCGAACCACTCGTCCGCCTTCGCCGCGCAGGGCACGGCGGCGCACTACATCGGGGCGCAGGCGCTGTTGCACAGCGTCCCGACGAGTGACTGGCTCGGTAAAAAGGCGCTGGTCGAAGGCCACGAGATCAAGATCGACGAGGAACTGCTCGAAGCGGTCGATGAATACCTCGCGGACATCACGGCCGACCATCAACCGGGGGACGTCGAGTTCGTCGAGCAGTCCTTCACCGAGGCGCTCAAGAGGCTTCATCCGAAGTTCGGCGGTAGCGGTGACTACGTGCGCTGGCGCCCGAGCACCCGGCAGCTTCGCGTCATGGACTACAAGCATGGCGCCGGGGTCGCGGTCGACGTCGACGACAACAAGCAGTTGAAGGTGTACGCGTTAGGCTGCCTGCTCACGAACCCGCAGTTCAACGCGGACCAAGTCGAGATCCGCATCGCCCAGCCGCGCTGCGATCACGAGCAGGGCCGGTTCCGCAGCTACTTCTTCCCGGCGATGGATCTGCTCGACTACGCCGCTGATCTCGTCGACGCCGCGAAGCGCACCGAAGATTTCGGCGCCGACCTCGTGCCCTCGAAGAAGGCGTGCAAGTGGTGCCCGGCCAACGCCGCCAACAAGTGCCCGGCCGTGCAGCAGGAGACGCACGCGCTGATCGAGTCGGACTTCGCGATCATCGACCCGGCGTCGTACTCGGCGGAGCAGATCGCCGAATTTCTCGAAAAAGCCCCGCTCGTGGAAGCGCGCATCTCGGCGATCCGTGAGTTCGCCTACCAGGAGGCGTGCAAGGGCGTCGTGATTCCGGGGTTCAAGTTGGTGGACAAGCGCGCGACGCGCAAATTCAAGGACGAGGCGGAGGCGCAGAAGGCGCTCGCGCACATCCCCGGCGCGCTGAAGGAGCCCGAGATCCGCAGCCCGGCGCAGTTGGAGAAGCTGCTCGGCAAGAAGAAATACACGCAACTCGTTGCGGATTTCGTGGAGAAGACGTCCTCGGGTCACACGCTGGCGCCCGCGTCCGATCCCCGGCCGCCAGCGGCGGTTGCTCTGCTCACAGACTTCGGGGTCGTCGACCCGGAGTAGTACCAGTTTCGCGGCAAGGCGGGATCGCGGAAGTAATGCAGCACACCCCCCGCTACTCAAACCAAGGAAATCATGGACATCAAGCTGAAAGACGTTCGTCTGTTGTACGCCGCCGCACTGTTCGAGCCGCAACGCGGCCCCAACGGCGAAGGCGATCCGAAGCATTCGGCCACGTTCGGCTTCCCGCCGAACCATCCGGCGGTCGCGCAGATCAAGGCCGCGTTCCAGAAGGTCGCGACCGAGAAGTGGGGCGCGAAGGCGGGCACGGTGTTCGCCGAGCTCAAGGCCGGCGGCAAGCTGTGCCTGCACGACGGCGACGCGAAGGCGAGCAAGGAAGGCTACGCGGGGAACCTGTACCTCTCCGCCAGCAACAAGATGAAGCCGCTCGTCATCGACGGCCAACTGCAGCCCCTCCAGGCGAACAGCGGCAAGCCGTACTCGGGCTGCCAGGTGAACGCCACGGTGCAACTGTGGGCGCAGGACAATCGCTTCGGCAAGCGCATCAACGCGTCCCTCAAGGGCGTGCAGTTCCTGCGCGACGGCCCGCGCCTCTCCGGCGGCGGTGTGTCGAGCGTGGAGGAGTACGAGGCGATCCCGGACGCGGCCGACGCCGGCGCCCCGGCGGGCGAAGGAGCGAAGCCTGCGGCAGGTGCCACGACCGGCGGCAACCCGGACCCGTTCGCCTAAAAAGTTTCTCCCTGTGGTTGTTCCTTCCCTCCCCGTTCGCGGGGAGGTTTTTTCTAGAAACTGCCTGCGGTTTCTAGAAAAAGCCTGCAAATGAACTACTACAACGAGATCGACCCGTACGCCGCAGCATGGCTGCGCAATCTCATCATGGCCGATCTCATCGCGCCCGGTGATGTCGACGAGAGGAGCATCGAAGATGTCCAACCCGCTGAACTCCGGGGCTACACGCAATGCCACTTCTTCGCCGGGATCGGCGTCTGGAGCAAGGCGCTGCGAAGCGCCGGCTGGAGCGACGACCGTCCCGTCTGGACCGGCTCCTGCCCCTGCCAGCCTTTCTCCGCGGCAGGCAAAGGCGGCGGGTTTGATGACGAGCGGCATCTCTGGCCCGCTTGGGAGTGGCTCATCCGCCACGGCAAGCCGCGCGAAGTCCCAATCCTTGGCGAGCAGGTTGCGTCAAAACCTGGCCTCGCTTGGCTCGACGTTGTTCACGCTGACTTGGAAGGACAGGGCTACTCCGTCGGGGCGGTTGATCTGTGCGCTGCGGGCGTCGGGGCGCCGCACATCCGACAGCGGCTGTTCTTCGTGGCCGACGCCGATGGCTGGCACTCCCGCGCAGAAGGGATACAACGAAGCGGGGAACACGGACTCGTCGCGCAAGACGGTCGCGCTGGTCCCGGCAGCTTGGCTGACACCACGGACGCCAACGGGCGGAGCGGAGTCGACGGCGCGCAAACAGGAACTCGGGCGCAAGGAAAGCGGGGGCGGGGATCTCGCCTCGGTCGCGTTGATGACAGCGTCGTGGGCCACGCCGACAACCCGGGATCACAAGGACGGGGCGTGTCAGGAGCAACTCAAGGACGGCTCGGTGCCGGTGAACGCGCTGCTCGGGCGGCAGGTGCTACTAACGGATTCTGGGCAGCCGCCGAGTGGCTCGCCTGCATCGACGGAAAAGCCCGGCCAGTTGAACCCGGCACATTCCCGCTGGCTCATGGGATTAATTCGCGAGTGGGACGTCTTCGCGCCTACGGCAACGCGATCGTCGCGCCGGTCGCGGAAGAATTCATCCGCGCCTACCTCGCCGCCCGCGGTGACGTTTGAGGATCTCCTGAAGTGACACCGCTGTATATCGACAAAGAGACCCGGTCGCCAGTCGACCTCAAGAAAGCCGGGCTGATGCGGTATGCCCGCAGCCCCCTGACCGAAGTGCTGATGATGTGCTGGGCGTTCGGCGACGAAGACTTCGTGCTCTGGCACCAGGGCCAGCCCCTGCCGCCCCGGGTCGCGCACCACGTCAACTGCGGCGGCATCGTCGTCGCGCACAACGCGCAGTTCGAGCTCGCGCTCTGGAACTACGTGATGTCCCAGCGCCACGGCTGGCCTCGTCTGCGCGTAGAACAAGTCGTTTGCACAATGGCCGCCTGCTACTCGATGTCCCTCCCCGGCGCGCTGGAAGATGCAGGGCACGCGCTCGGCATCAAGGTCGAGAAGGACACCGAGGGCCGCGCGCTCATGCTTAAGATGTGCAAGCCGCGCGCGTTCGACGGCGAGACACCCATTTACCACGACACCCCCGAGATGCGCGCTCGCTTGGGCAGCTACTGCGTGGTCGACGGCCGCGTGGAGCGCGAAATCTTCAAGCGCGTCCTGCCCCTCTCCGACAAAGAGCAAAGAATCTGGATTCTGGACCAGTACATCAACCTGCGGGGGATACCCTTCGACATGGCGAGCCTCGAAGCCTCGCTTGCTGTCGCGGACCAGGAGAAGGAGCGCCTGAACGACGAGATGGCGCGTGTCACCAATGGTGAGGTCAAAGCGTGTTCCGCCGTGGAAGCGCTCAAGGATTGGGCGGCGGACTTCGGCGTCATCAAGGAATCCATCGCCAAGGCCGAGCTCAACGAACTGCTCGGAGAGGAGAACCTGCCCGACGAAGTCGAGGCGGCGCTGAACCTCCGCCTCTCCGCCGGCCGCTTCACCAGCATCTCCAAGCTGAACGCGATCAAGCGCCGCGAGATGGAGATGCGCGTGCACTACGCGCTGCAGTACCACGCTGCCACCACCGGGCGCTGGGCTGGTCGGGGAATCCAGCCCCACAACTTCACGCGCGATCTCCCCGAGCCCCACGAGGTCGAGGACATCCTCAAGTCTCTGCGCGAGGGCAAGGTGCGCTGGATCGACGTCGCCTACGGCGAGCCGAGCATCATGATCTCGAAGTGCTTGCGCGGCTTCATGCACGCGATCCCCGGCAAGTCGCTGCTCGGCGGCGACTTCTCCTCCATCGAGGGCCGTG